GTTATAGAGGTCAAAGTACAGTTTGGGAGAATGTTGACTTCATTAATACTCTCTGCTCCACAATATAAATTAAACTGGATCAAATAAGTTCCAGAATATAAATATAGGATGTCAGAACCACCCGAACCCGAAAGGGTCATGGATGGTTGAGCAAAAGATGAAGACGGAAGATCTCCAGAAATCGTATATTCAGTGGCATTTCCGGTGAAAGAATCATCGGCGCCACCAAATGGAGCGAATTGGAGAAACCAAGAACAAATTCCCAAAGAAGGCGCAACTGATACCTATAGTTGTGGGGTGATAAGTTCAACGTCATAAATGACATAGAGCTCACCCAAGGCTGTGGTATCAGCGCAACCAGATGTACACACAAACAAATTACCAACATCATAGGTCTTTAAGTCAGTCCCAGATACAGTCGTGGAACGAATGTAATGCTGAGGCAACTTATTCAGATCAGGTTTGTCGGCAATATAATCTGTTTGTGACCAAACAGGACACCGAACCGCGTTATGATATGCCATGATGGCCGACTTTGTAGTTGGCGCGGCATCATTTGCATCGTAGTCAATAGCCATCAAAAGTGAACCTCCCACGGAAGTCGGCTTTTCAGTGCTAAATTGGAAGCAAAGTTTATTAAACTTATAGCTCTCATAGTTAGCAGCAATAACCGACAACCAGGGAAAAGTCGCAGAAATACCAGGGTTAACGACAAACGTCGTTGAGGCAAATGCCACAGACCCAGGTATATCTGAAATATATTCACGATGACGGATACGAACACGACCATCACCCGTAAAGGATGATTGCAGATCAGGTGTGGAAGTCTTCACAAGATTTCCAATAGCCGAAGGAACAGAAATTCTTTTATTCTGTTTAACTTTAGGCTTAGTTACAACACTTGGTTTCTTAGAACGAGACATGATTTTGTATTGGATTCCGCAAATCACTAGCGGGACTATTCATCTCTGTCAAACCAACCAGTACAAGTACCAATCGGAAGTTCCGTGTAGTCTCTCGGCATTTTAGCCACAAAGTGACATTTAGCACGTAAATATTTACGTCTTTATCAGAATAAAGACAACGTTTTGGACTATTACTGACAGAAACCCAATGAGCAGTTTAACGACATGCTTGGGTCGAATTTCTCTATCTACTCATTCTTACCAGATCATCAAACTCATCCAGACCTATTGGAGGTATAGGAGCATGAACA